GCCTCCAGGAACAATTTCTTGAGCTCGGCGTAGGGGGTTGCCACCAGAATATCATCCAGGCAAGGCAAGTCATCGCAGTCGGATTCCTCGTACTGCTCCTTGCGTGGATTGAACTCAATGTCACTGACCTCAACCCACTTACCCTTGTCAGACTGATCGAACACCAACCGCAGGGTTTGGCCGTCTTCCGGGTCGGCAAAGAAATCACGCTCCTGATCGTCGTCCCCGGCCTTAATCTTCTTGTCGAGTTGCTTACCAAACAAATGATACGAGAACTCCCAAATGAGCTTCTCATCATCCTCGGCATCGAGATCCCTCGGCAACCAAAGCTGCCGTTCCTTCGGAGCCAAATCCTTGATCATCTGCTCATCGGAGTTTGGATCTTTCGCCAACTTCGCCCGGTACTCGCAAACAGGGCAAGGCTTGTTGAACGTCTTGGCCGCACAAAGATGCCAATCCTTGTTCGGGCCGATATCCCGATGAATCCAGAAGGTCCGCTCGTAATGCAGACCACCCTCATCGGCAAACGGATTTCCCTTACCCACCCGATAGGACAGGAAATCTATCCGGTACTTCTTCGCTTTAGCCGTGAAAAAACCATAGCCATCCGGAACCTGCAAATAGTTGCTGCCCCCGGCTGTGGAGTGATCGTCGACCCGCCTCTTAGCGGAGACCCGTTCCCGTTTCTTCTTCTTTTGCCTTGTCGTAGCCATTCAGCTTCTCCTGTTTGTTAAATTCTTGTTTCCCACGGAACCAACCATAGGCAGCCAATTTGAAAGTCAAAATCACCCAAAATGGGTATGCCACGCTCATAAATGCAATCACAATGACCGTTGTTATCGTTAAATCAGCCATCTGCCTTCTTCTTTCTCCGACCCCTTCGACGAATCGCCCTCTTCTCCACCTCGTCCATCGCCTCCTTGGAATCTCCGGTTGCCCGCGGCTCGCTGTAGTAATTCCGGGTCTCCAACTCCACCAACTTCTCCAGGGCCTTCTTCCGGTGCTCCAGGGAAGTCAGGGCGGCCTCCAGATAACCCAGGGCCTCCTTCGCTTCGATCACTGCTGCAACAGCTTTCTTTACCTCTGGCTGAATGACTACAGCTGCTGCGATAATGGCTTCCGTGACCTTCGGCAGTTCGTAGGCGTCCGGATCCCTCTTAATTTCGATGTAAAACTCGGCCTTCACCACTTCGAGCCGAGCCTTGGCTTGCTCCCAGACCTTGCGAGCTTCAACGGCTGCGATGGCATGCTCCCGATAGAGTTCCGGTTGTTCGACCCACTCATCGTCCAAACGGTAGCGATCGATCTCGATTTTGAATTTAGTGCTCATCTGCTTTTCTCCTCAACCCTATTATACCCGATCAAAATGGTTCGACGCATTCGTAGCAAGCATCGATCAAACCAGCCCGTTTACTGTCGTAAAAATTATCCCTAAACGCCCGGATAATTTGGATAGCCCGGCCGGCCTTTCCGCCCAATGCCACGGTGCTGAAATATGACAACACCAACCACCGGATGCCCTCCGCAGCATCGTTCAGATTTTCGATTCCCTTGAGCACCGCCGCCACCTGGCCCCATTTGGCATTCGGATTCATCAACACCTTGCAAAGCTCAAAAGCCTCGGTCTCGGCCACTCCCCCCTTCACAGCGTCCAGTTGCTCATCCTCTTCCAACCCGATGATCTGATTGAGAATCACCAGGGCCTTCCGGGGGCTCTTCTCAGCCACGTCCACGATCTTGTCAAGCACGTCTTCGGACACCTCGACCCCTTCCGCCTCGCAGACCTTGGCCAGCAGTTTCCCCATGTCTTTGTCGGCCACCGGCTTGACCTTCACCTCTGTTGCTCTGGTGCGGATCGTCTTCAACAACTTCTGCGGGTCGGTCGTTGCGAACATGAAGTAGGCATGTGCCGGAGCCCCATCCTCCAACTCCTTGAGGAAGGCGCCCTGAGCATCGGGGGTCAGCTTATGGGCTTCGTCGATCAACCAAATACGACACTTCCCGCCCATCGGGGTATAGCCCATATTCTGCTTGATTTCCCGAACCATGTCAATGCCCCGGTACTCGGCAGCATTGATCTCTCGGAAGTCCCGATTGCTGCATTTCATCTTGGTCCGCAGGATTCTGGCCAGGGTCGTCTTCCCGCAGCCACTTGCCCCGGTGAATAGGATGAACTTGGGGACCTTCTTCGCTTTGCCCCACGCCCTGATCTGAGAGACGACGGACGCCTGGCCCAACACCGCATCAAACTCTTTCGGTCTGTATTTGATCGGAAGTTCTTCGTTCATAATCCAAAGCCTTTCTTCTTTTCAGTTATCTTCATTTCCGGACGCACCTCCTCCAAATCAAGCTGCGTGCCATATCGCTTCATCCGCTTCAACCACCAATCCAAACGGGCTTTGGCAATATCGATATATCCCAACTTCACATCATTCTCGAATCCCATCACCCGATCCCACCCGGCGAGCAGCCCACCAATCATCTCAGACCCACTTCCTGAAAAAGGTACGAGCAATTTTCGAGGAGCACAATCCTGCGGAGGCAATATCAAAGTGGCCAGATACTTGCAAAGGGCGAGGGGTTTGACCGTCGGATGTGCATTCCGGGCCTCTTTCTCCGTCCCATCCGCCTGAAATGTACCGGGTGATTGCTCCCCGCTACTCCACTGCATCGGCTTTTTCACCAACCCTTCACACCCAGCATTCCGCTCCCCCCTCGAAGCTTTGGCGCAGTAGAAGAAGCGGGCGGCTGAATAATCTATATCCTCGTAGCAACTCGTCTTTTCTCCAGGCATACCAAAAAGACCTTTGTTTGATCCCTTACTTACATAGGATGTAGGAACCGTCTCAGGAAACAGCCCCAACACTTCCTCGCTGCCGTCGTGGATGAGGTTCGCGGGCCAGCGGCCTTGGGTAGACTGGCTCATTTCACCGCTACGACCCTCACCTGTACCGTGCCCATACGTTCGCTGTGCGTCGCCAAGTTTCGGTTGCGGAACGCTCGGAGGCACACCCTCAACCCTGCACCCATCCACATTCAACGCCCCCGCCCCATGCTCCAGGCAGTTCGCCGCCACCGTGCCTTTGAACGGCTTGCGGGCTACGGTGATAGGCTCGAATGCGGGCTTCAACGCCGTGCCATATCCGTTCCAGGTTTGGGCGGCTTCGGTGGCGGGGGCGGTGATATATGCTTCTCTGTCAGGAACTTCACCCCCTACATATTGTGTTTTGTGCCCGGCTACACCGGCGCGAGTATTGGGGTTTACACCAACAACTTCCCGCTCTGCCCCAGCCTCCTTGCAGAGTTGCCGCTTCAATTCCTTGCGTTTATCGCTCCCCTTTTTCGTTGCTGCCAACGTGGCCTTCTCAACCGGGTGTTCGTCAAGCCACAAGCCGAAGAAATGATCGTCGATGCCCTTGCTTACATCGTGACTTTTCGGGAAGCCGCTGCCATACACCCACGCGATGGTATCCCGTATTTCCCACCCGGCATCTTCCACGGCACACACCAGCCGATGGAAGGTCCGAGTACCGCCGAAAGCCAGAAGGTGGGCACCAGGCTTACATACCCGCAAGATCTCTTTCCAATACTCCGAGCCGGGAATTCCGTAGTCCCAACCCTTCCCCATAAAATTCAACCCATACGGCGGATCGCAGAGCACCCCATGAAAAGTATCATCTGGTACGTCGGCAAGAGCATCGATTACATCGGCGTTCCTGATCTTCCACTTGCCAACATCCCTGCTCATCAGATTTTCCTCTTACTCATGGAGTACCAATTTTCCTCGCCAACCTTGGCATCAACAATCAACGGCACGATGATCCAATCCCATGCCTCCAACAAATCAACGGTCATCACTTGTTTGGCCTTAGCCAGGAACTCATCCAACTCATCCCGGTGGACGTCGGCCAAAATCGAATCGTGGATTTGTCCGACGATCATCGACTTCATCTTTCCCTTCTCCATCCACCGCACCAACCGGATGAGCGACCAAAGCAAACAGTGAAACGCCGAACCCTGAACCGGATAGTTGGTAACGTCGTTCCGTGACAAAGCCCCTTCAATCCTAAAACCCGTCAAGGTATCGAAGCCCCCGGCCTTCTCATAATCGTCAAACCAGGACCGCTTCCAATCCCTGTACACTGGGAAGCGTTCGTTCCAAAGAATCCGTTCCACCTCCTTGACATGGGCCTCAAATGTTCCTGGCTTCGGGTCTCCCTTGGCACATGCCCCCAACTCCCGAATCCCCTTCTCCCTCAGATGCTCTTTTAACGACACCCCACCGACCGTCTCCAGCATCTGCCGATCGATGCCCTTCCAAATGTTCACCGCAGTCTGTTTATAGTAGTCGCCGTAGAACGTCGGGAAGACAAAGAAGTTTTTTGCCACCTGCCGAGCATCCCCCGTCACCTGATCCTTCCTCAGCTTGAACATGTCCACGGCAGCATCCCTGTGCATGTCCGTATCAGGATCGGCAAGGTATGCAAACATCGCCGGGTCTTTGTGATAACACGCGGCAATTCGGACTTCGTGAGACCCAAAATCGACCTCTACCAACACATGGTCCTTGTCAGTCGGGACAATGCACGACCGAACCATCTCACTGATCTCTGGATTGTGTTTCGGGAAGTTTTGACCGTTTGGATCGGAACACCCGCTTCGATACGTCCGGGGTATATTCAAATTATAAGATGGCCGGAGCCTGTTGCCAACCAACTCCCTCTTGATTCCCCCCAGATTGGTCGATCGAGTTTTCTTCAACCGCTCGAACTGTTGGTACCGCTTCACAAAGGGCAGGTCGATTCCGGCCAGGGCGTCCTTGTCGACCTTCGCCCTCTTGGCCAGGCGGGTTGTTCCGGCGGGCTTCAATCCCATCTCACCGAACAGCACCTTACCCAACTGAGCCCTCGACCCAAAGTTGGCGCTCTGCCCAAACCGCCGCTTCCAAATCCTCCACACCTCATCCTGCTTCAACTCGGCCTCCAGCTTCTTGATTCGCTTGCTCGTCCGTTCAATAGTCCGGTCGAGTCGCTTGACGTCCACGCACATACCGTTGGCCTCGACCCGGGCCAGGGCCAGGAGACCGTCGTGCAGCAGTTTGTATGCGTCTCTGGTATTAGCTCGACTCACTCTTCACCCTTTCCGATTCCAAGTACCGCCGGAGATCATCCACGAATGTTTGATCGGCCAACCACACCAACCAGTCCATCGGCACGTTGTCCACCGCCACATTGTTGAACTTCCCAAACGGTACCGTCACGCTCCCGAAGTCCCTGGCCTCCTGTTGGGTCATTGGGCTGACTGATTTTGGTTTGTCCCGCTTCCTCTTGCGTGGATCCGGCACATGGGCCATCACAATCTTAGCGAGTTCCTTCCAAAACCGCTTGCCATATTTCCCCGCTTCTTCATCCGCCAGCTCCGCGATCATCTCTGCTGCGAGTCGGGCATTCAAATTCTTCTCAATATCAGCAACTCCCACGAAACCACTCCTTTTGCTTCCTGGCCACGTGATACTCCAACACGGCATCCAACCCATTATACCGAAGCAACGACATCATATCGATCTCGGCAATCCGGTTGGGTTTGTTGGGAGGACCCTCCAAAAACTGCTCGACCTTTGAATTCCAAAGCCCGAATCCCAACAACACAAATGCTTGAAATTTGACACTCGTAATGTTTGATCGATGGTCGATCACATGGACACCAAGGTTGTCGTCCCACGCCCAGTTGCGAACCCCATGCCCGAACATCCGCTGAGTCCATCTCTCCTCGAACTTGATGTTGGCCCCGATCTTCTTCGTACTGGACCGAAGCAAAACCCCGGTCGCTTGCACAGCTTTGCCGTGCCATGGGTAAGCTATCGTCTGCTCCCCGTTCACGCAAACGGCACACGAATAGATTCGGGCCTGACCAGAATCAGGTTTGAGCATGTTGGTCTCGTAATCGAACGACACTACATCCTCATCCCTAATCCGATACAACCAATCAGCCGCCGCATCCACGTCCATCTCAATCCGAACCTGGCCTTCATAATCTGGCAGATTCTCCCAAGGCCGGCCACTCAACTCGCTCATCGCCTGGAGATGTCGCTCAAAGAACAGGGCTGTTGCTCCCCGCTCATTCAGCTTCTTCATGATAAACGCTGGATGCCACGTCGGACAAATCCAGGCGTTCCACTTTTGACAAGGGATTTGCCAACCCAACCACCGATGGGCCGATCCCACCGCCTCCTTCCAAACTAAGCTGAGCACCGCCGTAATCCCAAACTTGCCCAGCGGGACAATGATCTCGGGCTTCAACTTCTCGATGGCCTTGACCAGATTGGGACGACAGGCCCGCAACTCATCAGGGGAGGGTTCCCTTCCTTCCGGCGGGCGGCAGGCCAGGGCATTCATCATCCAGCAATCCTCATGGAGGTCGATCCCCCCGTTATCCCACATCGAATTCTCCAGCTGCTTTCCTGCCCGTCCTGAGAAAGGCTTTCCCAACTCATCTTCCTTTTCGCCCGGGGCTTCCCCAACGATGAGGATCTTGCGGCGGCCCTTTCCTACCAACGCCATGTTGGGTGACTGGCAGGTCTTGAACAACCCGCTAGCGCCGCACTTTGGAATGCTGGAAACCACGGG